GCACAGGTATTTCTAGATCAGATTTAAATCAGTTTATGGGTGTATATAGCGATGAAGATTTGGAGAATATCCAATGACCCCAGAATATATTATTATGACTAGTGACTATCAAACAGCAGCAGATTATGCCACAGAACTAGGATTGGGTTTTGGAGAATGGAAATGGATCAGAGATAGATTTAAAGACCCTATTGCGTATAAAAGACATAGAGTATAATTAATATATGTCAGCGTCAGGCGAATGTGAATGCGGGAAACCGCTTGGAATGTTGTTTTGCCCTATCTGTAGACTGGTTGATAAATGAATAAAAGAACTTTAAAAGATGGAACCCAAGTAGAAAATTACGATCACCCAATAGATTTAATCATTCACACTAAAGCACCAGGTAAATGGAAATTAATAGATTTAGAAACTGGTGAAGAATATTTAGGTTCTCAAATTGCTCATCATACTTTTGCCGAAATTTTAAGAGACAAAGTTATGAATTGCAAAATTGGATCTTGGTTAAAGATTAAAAAATAAGATTAAGGTATAATCAATACATGTCTATAAGTTTTCATTGGATGCAAAGAAATCATTGGAATTGTAAAAATGATGGCATGATTGAAATGGCTAAAACATTAGAGGATGCTGGAGTAGTATCTGTATTATTACCATATGGACCTGAAGGTGAAGACTTTTCTTTGCATTTACCCGATGTTTTTAGAGCCACAAATTCTATAAATATGATGCTTGCTGTCGGAGCATATGCAGTTGCCCCAGAATATATTGCTAAAACTTTTTTAACAATGCAAGAATATGGTCCAAATAGAATTAGTTTGAATTTGGTTGCTGGTAGATATAATGATCACTTTGAGCAAATAGCAATTAATAACTATCATACTGATTCAACGCTAATGGATACCCATACCAAAAGAGTAGCAATTACAGAAAAATGGATGGAAAAGTTTGTTAGTTTAATTAAAAATAAACAATTTAATGCTAAATTGGCGGTAGTTGGATCATCAGAAACTACGATAAGAATTGCAAATAAATATACTGATTATATGTTTATTAATGGAAATTTATTAGCAGAAAGAGAAAAAATTAAAACAAATCCAATTTTAGTAATAGATCCATTAATTTTAGATGTTGGTGAAAATGAAGACAATGTTGAATATCATAATTATGAATTTACTCGAAAAGACATGCACCCCTTTAAAGGAACACATGAAGAAGTTAAACAAATGTTTTTAGATATATCAAATAATTTTAATATAAAAGATTTTTTAATACATACTGATCAAAAAGATATTAGTAAACTTCTTAGATTAGTTAAGGATATGTCAAGTCAATAATTATGATTGACAAAGATTTTAGTTTTTGATACAATGTATATATGGATATTTATTTAGCAGTCATACTTGCTTTTATTGCAGGAATGGGGTATATTAGACTTATGGATTATTTATGGAATAAGTGGGTTAATAAGTGATTAAACCTCAAACAGAAATGGCATTTGGTGTTCCTGTATGGGATATCTATGCATGTGAATTATGTGGAGCACTAATTTTGCCATCTACCGCCAAACTTCATGAAGAATTTCATGCTTCAGGGGCTAAAGCAGATACAAAGCCACAGTTTAAAAATTTAGAATGTAAAGTCTGTGGCGAAGTTTTATCTTTGCCATTAGATCCTGACGGGGCTATGATTTTAGATGATTACGATGACCACATGGAAGCACACGAAAACGATTAATTATGAGAGATAGTATATTTATACCTAAACATAAAACCAACATCCTTCCTTTACGATGGTTAGCAAATTATATTTTTCATCCTGCATCTATGTTCTTTTTTCATATAGGGTTAAAGGCTAATGATAAATTGTATTATGATTATTCTAGTGCTACCCTGCTTGATGAAGTAAAAGAAAAAGTTGTATTTAAAATATATAGTTTTTTAAATTATCCTTATGCTTGGTGGGGAACAACATATCTTTTTGATAGCAATATAATTAATCTAGATGAACTTGGTGGAGTTGGTTGGGATGATTATGACTATACTGGACATCCTTATTGGGATTATTTATGGCATAATGATGAGATTACTGGCGATGGTTGGAGATTAATCTCTAAGGTATAATATATATATGTTTTGTGAACATGTGTATAAAGAGATGGGTTCTGATACCTGCCCAAATTGCGGGGAAGCCACTCGTCGTACCAATTGGGAAGAACAACATAAATTACATAAGGAATGGATAGCCAGTGGCAAGGCAGTTGCTCAGGGCTGGTGGTCCATATGATAAAATAAAATTATGATAGATTCAAGACCTAGCGAAGAATGCTTTTATTGTGATGCAGAAGCAGAATATAACCAATTAGTTGGTGAAGAAGGAAATTATACTGTGGCTGGAGTTTGTAAAAAACATTTAGTGTTTGGATTGTCTTCTTGAAGCCAATTTTAGTTACTTACCCAAGATCTGGACAACACTATTTGGTTGACCTATTTAAACAACAATTAGGCCATGATTTAGAATATACCCACGACTTAGTAATTAAAGGCTATGATAAATATATTACAATAGTACGAGATCCACTTGAATGTATGGCATCTTGGGTTGCTATGGAGGTTCACTGTGGACCTTTAGAAGGAACAAAAGAATATCCAATTGAAATCTATATCAATCAAGCAATTAAAGAATATATAATATTTTACACTTATGCTTTAAAAAATATAAATATTTTTATTAAATATGAAGATTTAATTGAATTTCCAGAATCTGTAATTAATTTATTGTCTGAAGAATTAAATTTATCAGTTATTACAAACTCTTACACAAGTACAATACATGATTATGTACAAGGTAGATTCTTGAAAACAAGCACTACTAGCCATATATACCCAGAAGCATTAACCCTGATATCTAAAAAAGATTTATCTAAATGTTATGAACTTTATAATCAAGCAATAATTAAAAGTAGTATGTAATTCAAATGAATAGCGAATATAAAATTTGTACAGTGCCAAGAACTGGCAGTCATTATCTTTGCGAACTATTATGTAGGGCATTTCGTGTAAATTTTTCAAGGCAGCATGAACCATCTGAAAAATCTATAACTATAGCAAGAGATCCAATTGAAACAATAGTTTCTAATGTAGCAATGCAAAGACATTTTTATGATGACGATAGCGATGATATTGAAAAACAAATTAAAAGATATGTAATTTTTATGCAAATGTTCAGGAACTCTACTATAATTATTAAGCATACAGATTTAAAAAATAATCCACAAAGATTACTTTATTTTTTTTCACACAAATTAAATATTCCAATAAAAGATATGAATCCTCTTATTAATATTAATATTGATGAAGATGGAAAATTTTTACCAACTAGCAAAATGTATCCGTTATACGATACAATAATGGATGAAATTTTAAAATATGATTTATCAGAATGTTATGAAATTTATAATAAAATGCTTTTAAAATCAGTTAATGTTGACTAAATATTTTTTAATTGATATACTTATTATTATTGCCGCCAGTAGTTCAGCCTGGTTAGAGCCCCACTCTTATAAGGTGGTAGTCGTTGGTTCAAATCCAACCTGGCGGACTTTGCCCCTATAACTCAGTGGATAGAGTCAACGGTTTCTACCCGTTTGGTCGGAGGTTCGATTCCTTCTAGGGGTACTATGATATACTTAAAAAATGGATATTGATTATATAAATTCTTTGTTAACCGAAGATGCTTTTACAAAAAAGTATGGATCTGGTCCAGAAAATATTAAAATAACTGAAAATTATTTTTCTGCAGAAGAATGCGAAGAAGCCCTTCAAATGGCTACTAAATTTGATGTGCGTACAGATAGAAAACACTTATATCCATTATCAATGTCAAATAATTATTCTGACCCCAATGGCATAATTTTTAATTATACTGAAGAATTAGCAAAAAGAATGATTAAGGATATTTCAGAGTTATGGAATGAACCTTTAACCCAGTATGGAGAATCAGCACACTTTAAAGTTCATCCGTCAGGTTCTGAATTAAATCCGCATACAGATATTTTACATCTTGAATATCCAGAAACTGATCCAGATAACAATAATCCATTTTATAAAATAAATAATGAAAAGATTTTTGTTCCAAATAATTTTGAAATACAATCTAAAATTTTTCCTAATATGTGGAGTGGACATCTTGCATGTTTGATTTATTTAAATGATGACTATGATGGTGGAGAAATTTATTTTCCAAGACAGGAAATATCAATTAAACCAAAGGCTGGCACATTAATCACATTTCCAGGAAGTTTGCATTATATTCATGGAGTTAATAAAATTATTAGTGGAACAAGGTATACCATAACTGAATGGTTATCATTAGACTTTTTAGATGGGCTAACTGTTAATATAGATCAATTAAATAAATATAGGATTAATTAATTTTTTTAATGTAAATATCTGCATACCCACGATGTCCTAATTGATAGGCATAAACATACCATTCTGGATTATTAAATAAAAACATATTAACTGCTTCCACAACTTCATATTCTGTTTTATCTATTGGACTAAAATATGTATAATCATTAATTCCTATTACACCATTGTGATCAATCATTTTTGAGACCATCTGTAATTCATAAGATACCCCATCAAAATCATGAGATGCGTCTAAGTATATATAATCATATCTATTTTCTATTAAATTTTTTAATACTTCTAAACTTTCACCTTTAATAGTTGTAGCATTATTATTAATAAATTTATTTTTAATAAAGTCCTCGTGTGTATCTTTATTATATTTACCATAAATTGTATCTGGAGTACAATATCTGTCTAATAAATGCATAAATTTTGGTTGCTTATATTTAGCAATGTGTTCAGAGTAATGCCCATCGCCTACACCAACTTCTAAATATCTAGGGTTGTTTGGTACTATATAATCAATTGCAGAAAATCTATCACCAAAAATTTTAGTATTTTTCAATTTATCATTAGATATATGATGAAATCTTTCAATTTTTTCGTTCATATTATAATGATACCATATGATATAATAAAAATATGAATGAAATTGATCACCTACTAATAAGTGAACATGCTCATAAATATATTCCAAATTTAAAAAATTTTATAAATTATATTTTTTATTCTACAAATAAAGATTTTTATGATTTTCCTTTAAATGCTGATATTTTATTGACAAACGGTATAGGAATAATTGATAAACAAAATACAAAAGAATATCTTTTAAATTCAAAATATAAATATGAAAATGGTTATCATTTTTTTAATCAAACTAGAAGTGAATTTTTTTCTAATATTAATATTGATAGTAATCCAGTAGAGTATAAATTAAATAAACATTTATTTAGATGTGATCAATTTAAAACTAATCATAATAAATTTCATATTTTATTTGGTGGGTGTTCGGAAACATTTGGAGAATCTGGCCCAATAAATGAAAGTTGGAGTTATCGTGTATATGAAAATATTAAACAAAAAAAAGAAACTTCTGGATATTTTAATATTTCTTCTCCTGGATTTACAATATTTCATATTTTCCATAATATAAAAATATATACAAAATTATATGGCAAACCAGATTTAATTGTTCTTTTTTTACCAAGTCTATTAAGATATTTTGAATATATAAATAAAAATGATATTTATCAAATAAAATACGTATATATGCCAGAAAAAAAGAATAAAAAAATTTTTACAGAATATGCAAATCATTTTATTTATTCTGTTTTTATGATTAATGATTTTTTAAATTATTGTAAAAATCTTGATATTAAAATTATTTGGTCAACATGGTCTTCTGAAGATATGAGAAATTTTAATAATATTGAACTATTTTCAGATTCTTTTTTAAATATTCCAACAATGCTTAAGTTACATTTAGAAACAACAAATCCAGATCAATTTGACATATTAAGAAGAGATGGAATTCATCGTGGAAATGTATTTCATAAAAATATTGCAAATGAATTTATTAAAAAAATAAATGAGTCACTATGATATTTATTATAAAAAAAATAATTTATTATTATAAAATAAAAAAAATAAATAAAAAATTAAACAAACCTAGAAAGTATATATATTAAATAATGAACCTTGATAATATTTTTAATATGGAATCGCTTAAAAGTGATTTAGAAAATATTTTATTTGATCTTGGAAAAGAAATTAATGTTCATAAAATAAATGAACATATAATTTTAGATATTAATTATCATGCAACAATAAATAAAATTATAAATATATTGGAAAATAATATAATTAATCAAACCAAGAATTAATTTCATGTAGCGATGCAACACCAGAATGACGTTTAGTTTCTTCTGTATTCTTTTTTACAATAAAAGTAGGAACTGACATAATATTGTTCATTTTTGCAGCATTAATATTTAAATCAACATCAATTTTTGTATAAACAATGTCTGGGTTTGTATCTAAAAATTCAGAAATAACTGGCTCCATAGCCTTGCAAGGATTGCACCAAGAAGCAGTGAAGTGAAGTAATTCCATCACTTACTTTCCTTTTTATACTCTCCGTATTTACCAAGTACTGCTTTAATAGTACCGTCTTTTCTAAGACGTACAACATTTCCATCTTTAATTTGAATTGGATTAAAACCAATATGTCTTTTTAATGATCCAGATGATTTACGAGAAGACATTATTCTGTAACCCTATATTGATTTTTTGTTGGTCTTATGTCTCTAAAATTAAACCATGATTCTTGTTTTGGTTCTTCTGTCACATCATCTGATTTGCCAACTGGAATACAGTTAGGAACCATTTTTCCATTTTGTTCTTTCATGCCACGCTGTACATATCCATCCCAACAAGGATTAACAGCCTTATCCATCATTTGCATAGATGGCATTGTATCTGGTTCTGGAACTAACTGTCCATCAACCATCAATGCTTCTGCATCTAATGGAAGTGGTGCAATTTTTGTTGCTTCTTCTGCTGCAACAGAAACTAGATATGCTGTTTCTTCCCAATATTGACCATCAGATTCGAATTCTAAAGTTCTTACAACTAATGCTGGCTTATCTGGAGATGTTTCTAAATAATATTCTGATCCTGGAAGTCCAGAAGCACCATTTGTCATAACATATTCAACACGACCAACATGAATTTCATCGTCACAGGAAACAATTACAAAGTCCCCTTCTTTGAAGGATGTCATTGCCTTACCTATTTTGCCTTCTGAGCGATTTATAGCATAGATTTGACCTGCTGCCTCTTTTGCAGTCTTATGGCAGCCCATAACCTCTCCTGTGCCCGTTTTTACAGCGGGATAACCAGAACATCCATAAGAACCTTTAGCACCTACACGATATGGCATAATGTTTCCTCATTTCTCTTTATATAAACTATTATAGCCTATATAAATTTGTCAATAACTTTTATTATACCACTAATATGATACAATAAATATGAACAAAATGTCAGAAATATATGGTAAATTACATTTAATTGGATCTCCTATTGGAGATATGTCAGATCAGTCTGTTAGGCTGCAAAGGTCCATTAAAGAAGCGGAATATATTTGTGCTGAAGATACTAATAGATTTATAGAGTATTGTAATAGCAACAATTTTACCTATAGTGCAGAATTGATTGATATTGGCTTTTCTTTAAATAATGATAGAGAAAATATAGTTAAAGATAAAATAATAGATATCTTAAAATCTGGTAATGATGTATATGTCATTTCAGATGAGGGGATGCCAGGATTAGCAGATCCTGGAAAATTCATAACTAATGAAGCAATTAAAAATAATATAGACATAGTTGTGTCACCAGGTCCTTCAGTTGTTATTGCTGCTGCAGCAGTAACCAATATATTGAATAATTTTATATTTGAAGGGTTTATGTCACATATAGATAATGATAGATATTCTAGGTTTAAATTTTTACAATCTTCCGAAATACCAATGATTTTTTTATTAAATAATCCTAATAGTAGGCCAATAGATACAGACCAAAAGGTACATGTTTCTTATAATTGTTCAGATTATAATATTTTTATTGATGATGCTATTTTATTTTTTGGTGAAAATAGACATGCTACTTTATGTATAGATTTAACAACAAAAAAACAACAAACAATAAGAGGATCATTAAAATATATTAAAGACTATACAAACAATAATTTTATACTTGGAAATTTATGTATAGTTATAGACGGAATTAATAACAGAAATATATTAATTTAAGAGCAGTTTTTTGTCATGCTCAGGACGTAAAACTATTTAATTTCAATAGTTTTTGGTAATTTATCTTCTGGGATTTGTTTTTCAAGAATAATTGTTAAAATACCATCCTTGAACTCAGCCCCCATAACTTCAACAAACTCAGGAAGGGTAAAGATATCAGTGAATTTACGTGTAGCAATTCCACGATGTAGATACTCTGAACCCTCTGGAAATTCCATCCCCTTGCTTTCTCCCGTAACTGTAAGTTTACGACCATCAAGCGAGATAGAAACATCATCCTTAGTAAAACCTGCAAGAGCAAACTGAAGGAATTGTTCCTTTTCATTTATCTTTACAATGTTATAAGGTGGATAGTTTGTTGTATTTTGTACCTTTGCGATTGTGCTAAAGGTATTAAAAAATGGATCATTAAAAAGATCCAGTGCTGATTTAACCATATTTTTCTCCTTTTAAGCGAGTTAAATACCCCCCTAATGGGCAGGTAATATAATTATATCACAGGGATTCTGGTAATGGCAAATTAGCAGCGTCTACCACTATAAGGGTATACATTTTAAAATATTTTTCTTCTGAAAATGATTCTATTATTTCCCCAACAGTAGCACGAATTACACGCTCTTCATCTAATGATAGATTCATTCCAATTGTTATTTTTTTATCATTTCCATAATGATTTTTTATCATTAATAACAGACTATATATTTCGTGATCATGTACCATAAAAATTACTGGATGCGGCAATTTCGAATATAATTTCACAAAATGTTCCATTTTTGATTCTGGTAAATCTCCCAGTGGTTGAAAAATAAAACCACGATAGCAGGTTTCTGTTTCCATTGGCCTTGCCGCAATTAAAGCAGCAATTACAGAAGATGGCCCTGGAAGATTGACAACTTTAACATTATTATCTTCTAAAAATTTCATTAGTTCTAAACCTGGATCTTCAATTCCTACAGAACCTCTTTCTGGTAAATAAATAAATTTATTACCCTGCATTACTAAATTTAAAATAACATCGTGAATACCTTCTACTATTGTGCCATGATTTTTAATATCTGGACTTCTACCAAAATCAACACAATATTCTAAAAACTGAACATCTTTCTTAGTTTTCCATGAACCATAACCCATTAATCTTTTTGTAATTTCAATATTTTCACATAAGATATAGTCTGCTTCTTCTATAATTTTTAAAGTTCTTTTTGTTATATCTAAATCTCCTCCAATAGGTGTGGCACCAATATAAAAAGTATTCATTTTGTTTTTTGCCTTTCTATTAAAGTATTATATAAATTGTAGCATAAATCAATATTTTTACTATTTTTGATATATTCTCTTATATCATAATAAAGTTGATTTTTTTCTTTTGTCGGTTGCGGTGGGTTTTTAATTTCATATTCTGCAGCAGAATAATCAATAAGGTTTTTGTCATAATTAAAATATTTAGCAATTATGTCTATACTTTCTGAAATATTATTATTTATATTTTCATAAATAAATAATTCAATATCACTATTAGTATTGAGACATGTATAATAAGACACATATTGCTGAATTTGATGATTTATTAAATCTTTTATTTGTTCATCTAAAAATTCTATGTCACTAATTTGGTTTTTATCAACAACTATTAATCCTTTTACTATATTACCAGTATATCCATTACACCACCTAAAAGAATTTGAAGAAATAGCATCTACTGGATCACGCAAAATAGATGAAACTAGGATATCTTTAGGAAATTTTGATAAAAAAATAACTGGGGAATGTCCTTTAGATATCCAGGTATCATTATGATACATGTCTTCTGGCGCATTTAATCTTCCCATTCTAAATGAAGATCTTACCGCATTAGTAAAAGTAGTTGTTCCAGATCTTGGATAGGAATTGACTAATAATTTCACTAAAATTCCTGACTTATTATTAAAACTATTTTGTTTTCTTCTTCCTGAGAACTTAATCTTGGATTTTCTATAAAATATTCAATAACCTCTTTAACTGTACCACGAACTATAAGTTCATCTGGTAAAGTAAGATTAATACATACAGCAATTTTTCTGGAGTAATTCCCCACATTTCCTAGATGCCTTAAAGAAGCAACTAATTGCCAATCTTTTTCAAAAAATATTACAGTTTTGTCTTGATTGCAGGCTTTTATAAAAGCATTATTTCGATCTATAAAATCTTCTGGAACATCAGACTCAAATGAAAATTTCCAACTATCTATTCCAGAAACTGCCAGTGCCGCAATTACAGCACTTGGTCCAGGAATTACTGTTATCTCTAATTTTTCATCTCTAATTCTTTTAACTATTTCATATCCTGGATCATGTATCAATGGCATGCCTTCAGAGGCAATTAATAAAACATTCATACCACTTTTAACTTTTTCTATAATAAAATCAATTCGCTCATCCCTATCAGGCAAATCAGGTAAATAGTTATACATTTTACATGATGTTGCTAAACCAAGTCGTAAACAGTGTGCCTCCATCATTTCTGCATGTTCTGCAACAATAAAATCTGCAGAGGCTAAAGCATCAATTGTTCTTCTAGGTATATCTAATTTATTTCCAATATCTAATCCAGCAACTATTAATTTACCGTTATTTTTCTTGTCCATAAGAATATTCTTCTTTTCCATAGGCTTCTTCAAATCTAAGCCATGTAGATAGTGTAAATCTAATACCATTCTTTACTTCTTTTACTCCATGTACATACCAACCACTTCCTGGCCAAGTAATAAAGTCTCCTGGTTCTGGCTTAATAACCAAATCATGATCTGGAAAATATAATTCTCCACCTTCATAATTATCATTAAGATAAATTACTGCTGATAAATGACCACTCCATTTATTTAGGTAGTCTGGAACAACAGCCCCTTCTTCCTGCACATATCCGACAATATCAACATGTGGGTACATAAAGGATCCATTTGGATGTGCCAAAATTGAGGCAATCCAGGTTCCTTGTTCATTAATAACATCAACATTTGTGTCATAATCTGATTCTGGCAATGTTGGTTTTCTTACTGGTGTTATATGATCATAATAATTACTTACATTTTGATGCATTTTTCGTGTATATTTAATATGTAATGCATACAATTTTGGATCTGTTGGAATTGGATAAAACATAGTGCCGTCTTTTTGTGTTGTAGCCTGCTCACAATACTGTAATAACGCCAACCTATCTTCTTCATCTATAAAGTTTTTTATTACTCTAATATTTGAAATATCATTGCCAATTTTACTAGTTATAGGATCAATTTTCTTCATATTATGAGTATACCATACTATGGTATACTTAATATGAAAAGGAGCATTATGGATCAGCAAAGACTAGAAAATGCCAGAAATGGGTACACAGTAGATAGTGATGGCAATAGATTTAATTTTACAAATCCAGGCATTCCTGGTGTTCATATTTATGATAATGTTTGGCCAGACTCTATGACATTTTTTAATTCATTACTTACAAAAGAATTTTGGGATTTACACGAGGGTGATGGAAATTATCGTAAATGGGTGCGAGAAGATTTTTTTGACGATGTAGAATATACAAGAGAAAATGGCAAGCAAGCAGATACCTGCTGGATTTATTCATATCCTGAAGCCAATAGAGCAATTTGGCCAGTTTTGAAATCATATTGTTATCATTGGAATATAGATGCTAAAAGTCGTGAAAGTCTTAGAATTACACGTTTTTCTAATGGAGAATTTTTTGGAGCACACTCAGATGATACTTTTGCAACCCCAAGAACAATATCAATAGTTTATTATCCAAACGATGATTACGAGGGTGGAGAATTAGAGTTTATACATTTTGGTGTTAAGATTAAACCTAAAGCAGGACAATTATTTGTATTTCCTTCAGCATATCCATATGAGCATCAAATACATGAAATTAAATCTGGAAATCCAAGATGGACTGTTGTATCATTTTTATTTTATGGAAAAGAAGAAGAATCAAAATTAAGACGTAAAGGTTTGCCTTTCCCATATAAGCCAGAATACGATAAAGAGTTTGCTAATTTGTTTCAAATGTAAGTAAAAAATAGACTAGGTAAATTAATATCTAGTCTATTTTTTTATTTAAGTTTACTTAGTTGTTTTCTTAGCAGCAGCCTTTTTCTTTACAGACTTCTTAACTACCTTTACATCCTTAAGTGCTTCAGAAACTTCTGCTTCCGTTGGCATACGTCCAAAAGCCTTATCATTAGGATTTACATAACGAAGAACTACTGGAACAATTGCTCCAGCAAGTGAATAAACTAGATCCTGTGGATCTGTAACTCCTGCCATGTATAGTGTAGATGCTGCACCAAGGACAGAACGTCCATAAGATGCCAACATTGCCTTCATTTTTTCATTCATATTTTTACCTCCTAGGATATGAATCTAATAAGTATAGCATAGCCAGACCATAGTCCAACTATACCTGCTACCCCTGCAAAAACTGGAGGGGCAGGAACTGGTAATTTGAATGCAGCAAACACAATACCACAAGCAAAACCAGTTAATACTGACAATAGAATTTCTTTCATTACTTATTTACCTTTTCTTCGTGAGTTACCCAATAATATTTACAACTATCACAACAAGGAGAATTATAGGGACTTACTGTTGCTGATTGAAACGAAGCATAATATAAAGGATCTTTATTAAATAGATTTGCCTTATGTGTAGTAGTAACACGCATTAGTTTGTGCTCATCAAAAAACCAATCTGGTAATCCAGAACCCCAAGAGTCACCAACTTTAGTAAACAATGCTTGAATATTGTCTTCATTTTTATCAGTTTTGATACCACGACGTTTAGCCTCACCAATCATAGCCTTAACATAAGTAAGCAAAGATAATTCATGTCCACGCCACATTTTAACTGCGGGATGATTACGCCAAGCACCTGTTGGTGATTGACCAGATAAGACATTGAGAATTTGATAACCTTCTAAAATTTGTTTATTTAAACGTTTTGAATCCAGCATTTTTGCAGAAGTAATAAAATTACTTGATGGTAAAAAAGTTTGCATTATTTTACAATTATTCCTAACATAAAACCAACCATACCAGAAAGTATGGCAATTGTCCAATAGTATGTTTTAGTTAAATAATCTACTACTATTTGTTTTGCTAAACCATTTGGAATCTGTATTTCATATTTATCATTGTCTGGATGATCCATGTAATATTTTTTCATTCTTTGCCACCTTCACGAACTAAAAGGACAATAGAGCCATTGTCTTCGAGGGCTTTTTTAACCCTTACCATATATTCTACAGCACGACGTTTATCTTCGTCAAGTAGCCTCATGAATACATCTTCTTTAGCCTTAACGGTAATAAAATGATCATTGTCTATTATATCTACAAAAAATCCTGGCGGACAATAGTGTGATAATGACTGAAATGATCTACGCATAGCATCTGTATACATTTAAATTTCTTTTCTAATTATATAGTTTGGCATTATGTCAATTAGTAAGTGAATTCTATCCTCATTTCCAGAATTTATTACAAAATGAGATTTTGAGTTATTTATTTCCCAACATTCGCCAACTGCCATATGCTGTTTGGTTGTTTCAATTCCAAATAGTACATCCTTATTGGTAAAAATTGGAATATGAAATCTTCTAACAAAACCAAGATAATCGCCATAATCACGATGTGGTGAAACATTTTTTTTATCAAATAACCTAATAAGAGTTACTTTTCCAATTTTTCCATCTACAATTAATTCTAATTCTTTGGTAATTGGCTCTATTAATTCCCATAATTTCAAATCTTTACAGACAAAATTTGTATTATACTCTTCTCCATATTTCCAGTCTGATCTATGCTCAACTATAAAATAAGCATTAGTATATTTGTGAGTATCATGCGTATCTTGTCTAGATGTATCTATTGTCCACTCATCATTATATTTACTAATATGTTCCTGTATTTTAGACACATCAAAAAATTTATAAAATTTAAAAGTAAAATTTTCTTTTAATTTTATTAAATTTCCAATACCATCTAAGTTACTCATCTAGATTCATCCTCTAATGTTAAATATTGCCACGTATTTGCCCATGCATGTTTATCTTTATGACTATTAAATTCTTTTGAAATTTCACCATCTTCTAAATAAACGCCACCCCAAACACCCCATTCTTTACTTGAAATGCCAACAGCAAAACATTTTCTAGAGACTTCACAACCAGCACAAAGATTGTCAATTGCTGGTCTTAAAATTTCATCTTCTTCATATTTTTCAAAAAAGATATTTGTATCATAATCAATACAAACTGCAGAATCTTTCCATTTATCTCTGTGCATATCTATCTGGTATATCCCATCCCTTAGTGGATGGCGAATATCGTTTTTGCATATACCATTTATTATTTACGAATACGCCATCTTTAGACGACCATGCACGATCAGACTGATATCTGTGCAATACATCCCAACCATCCCATAACAATTGCTTGTTAGATGATACAATTTTTTCCATTTGCTCTAATTCTTTAACTAACATTTTTTCCTTTAGTATCTAAAAATTCCGACTTCAACATTATTTAATTCTGCTTCTCCAACCAATTTAGAATTTTGTTCTTTTGGTGTAGAAAAGTATGCAAAGTATCCTACTTGCGACATATTCTCTGAAAGCCAACTAGGAGGAACTTTGAAAAATTTAATCTTTTTGCCACGAGATTTCATTCCTCGTTCAGAAAGATTAACAAACTCCATAACCATCGCATTTATATTTGCTGGTCCAGCAGTATAAATATAAAAATACTGATCATCATTTTGTAAATTAGACATGGCTACAGCCATAGCCCGTAAGAACGAGTTGTAATCTTTAAAATTACTACTGCCCTGTACTCCCACTATCATTATTAAGCCCTTCTCTTAACTTATCCATAATGAACAACATTCTTTC